CCCCCATTGCTCCCCCTGAATTAGAAAAACAGAGAGAACAAGAAGCAGCTAAAAGAGATACTGTTAACAAAAAATTAAAGCTTCAAAGAACTCTGACTGCAGCAACCGTCGTTGCAACTGCAACACAATTAGCACCTCTGGATAGGATTAACCAAACAATCAATAGTAAGGTTGCAGATTTACAAGATAAAGCAATATCAACTTTACTATCTTTAGCGTCCCAACTAGGAATAGAAGGATTAGATACTGCTAACCCGACCCTGCCAAATATATGCCCTCCACAGAGTATCCTAGATAGGGCATTACAGATACGTAATTCTTTAGGAACAGATATTGAAAATACTGCAAAATATGTTGATACTATAAATGCATCTTTAACAATACTAACTCCAATTGTAAATGGAACAGTTACATCTTTAGACGCTTTAACTTTACTAAAGACTGCTACATCAGTAGCTGCTAAGCTAGCTCCAACATTACCCGGAGCAGTTACAGCTTTAATAAGTGATTTAGATGACATTAAAACATCAATTACATTCAAATCAGACGGAACACCTAAACTCCCGGAATTAAAAAGAGCTTTAGCACTGGGTAGTGAATACACCTCTGATGCAGCAAAAATACTTCAAACAATTTTAATAGTGTTAGACGTAGTTGACCTTGTATTAGTGAAGTGTGGTAAGAAACCTAACGCACTAGGAGCAAACACTAGTAAACTTCTAGATACCATAAAATTAGCAGCTACCTCTATTATCGATTTGACCTATAAAGGTTTTACTTTTGAGATCGTAGAGAAACCGTTTAGCCCAACTCTAAAGCAAAAAATAGGTCAAGCTAAGAATAGTCAAGGAATCGTTTTACTACAAACAGAACCATCCTTCACAACAGACCCTCAAGTCCTTGTTAATGAATTAAAACTCATTATAGATAGGGATAACCTAAAAGCCAATTAAGAAATATTTATAAAAGATGGATACCAAAGTATTTAAAAAACTCATCAAAGAAGCCGTAAGAGAAGCTATTCAAGAAGAATTAAAGGAAATTCTACTAGAAGCAGTACGTGCCCCTAAAACAATCATTCAGGAGAGCTACTCAGCCCCTGTACCAGTTTCTACTCAACCAATAGTAGCCAGTATTAATGCAAGAGATAAATACAAAGAACTACTAGGTGAAATGATGGAATCAAAAAATGGAAACATTTCAATGACCTCAAACGACGCCATGTCTTTCGGAGCACAGCCTGGATACAGACCACCTGCAACAATAAATACTGCCGGTGAAGGATCAGCACTACCTGCAGGAGAAGTTAACCTAGACCAAATTATGGGTCTTATTAAGAAGAAGTAATGGCATTTGATGCAAAGAAGATATTCCCAATAGATAAGAAACCTTCAGTCGCTGTAGGAGTCGGAATACCCTTTGCTGCACCCGCTGTTTTTACCTCCACCTATACTACTCAACAAGCTATTAAAAACAACCTGATTAACTTCTTTTTAACCGGGACCGGGCAGAGGTATTTAAATCCAACATTCGGAGCAGGGTTACAAGTTTATATTTTTGAGCAATTAAACAATAATACAGATGCAGCTTTAGAGCAAGACATCCAAAGTATTATAAGCGAGTTTTTTCCGAGTGTTATTGTTGAAAATTTAACGATAACCGGCAACCCTGATACAAATCAAATTACAGTCGCATTAAAATATTCAATTAAAGATACAGGTACAATAGATAGCTTACAAATATCATTCAACTAAAATGGCAATTAAAAGAGACATAAAATATTTAAATAAAGATTTTAGCACACTAAGGGCTTCCTTAATTGACTATGCTAAAACTTATTTCCCTACAACCTATAACGATTTCAGTCCGTCATCTCCTGGGATGATGTTTATGGAAATGGCAGCATACGTAGGGGACGTTATGTCATTTTACTTAGATAACCAAATTCAAGAAACATACTTACAGTATGCTCGTCAGACAGATAACCTATTTGAATTAGCATACATGTTCGGGTACAAACCAAATGTAACAGGTGTTGCTACTACAACCATTGATTTCTACCAACAAATACCATCTAAATCATCTGCAAGTGTCTACATACCTGATTTTGACTATACCTTATTAATTGCTGAAAACGCAGTTGTATCTTCAACCTCTAACAGCGAAGTTAAATTTTTAATTCAAGACAGCGTAGACTTTTCAGTATCTTCATCACAGGATCCAACTGAGGTTACAATCTTCCAAACAGCAGGAGTAAATCCAGTTAGCTACCTTTTGAAAAAAAGCAGACAAGCAATTTCTGCCACAATCAATTCCAGCGCCCTAACCTTCACTAGCCCAGTACAATTTGATACACGGTTAATTAACGTAGATAAGATTGTTGGAATTTTAGATGCTACAGATAGTGATGGTAATAATTGGTACGAAGTAGATTATTTAGCACAAGATGCGATTTACTCTGGTATTAAAAATACAAACCCCAATGACCCTAACCGGTCAATTGATAATGCAGATACACCATATATTCTACAGTTAGAACAAGTACAGAGAAGGTTTGCAACTAGATTTCTTGACTCAGGATCTCTACAACTACAATTTGGAGCAGGTACTGCAACAGATACAGACGAAACAATTGTACCGAATCCAAACAATGTAGGCCTAGGATTACCCTTCCAACAATCTAAACTAACAACTGCCTACTCACCTACAAACTTTATCTTTACAAAGACGTACGGTATCGCTCCTTCAAATACAACTATTAACGTCAGGTATTTAACAGGAGGCGGAGTAGCTGCAAACGTTCCTTCAAACGACCTAACAGTAATTACAGGAGATATTAGCTTCTTAAACTCAAACCTTAATGCAGCTACAGCTAATACTTACAGAGCGTCTTTAGCAGTAAATAACCCAGATGCAGCAGTTGGAGGTCAAGATGGTGATAGTATTGAAGAGCTTAGACAAAATACACTATCTAATTATCAAACTCAACTACGTAACGTAACCCAAGATGATTACCTAGTAAGATCATTGTCAATGCCTGCTAAATACGGAGTGATCGCTAAAGCATATATTGAACAAACTAAGATTGCTAACTTAGGAATAGGAGAAACACCTACTACATTAGATCTATATGTACTTACATATAACAGCAGTAAAAACCTAGTAATAGCTTCGAATGCACTTAAGCAAAACCTAAACACCTATCTAGCACAATATAGAGTTATAGGAGATTCGGTTAGAGTTAAAGACGCTTTTGTGATTAACATAGGAGTTAATTTTGATATTACTGTTGCTGCAAACTACAATAGTAATGAAGTAATTTTTAATGCTATTACAGCAGTTAGAGAGTATTTTAATATAAATAACTGGCAAATTAACCAACCTATTTTACTTAAAAACTTAAGTCTTCTAATTGATAACATTGACGGAGTACAGACGGTTAAAAATGTTGAGGTTGTTAATTTAACTGGAGAAGCGCTAGGATATTCAAACTATTCATACGATACAAAAGGAGCAACTATTGACAACGTGGTATACCCTTCTATTGATCCTATGATCTTTGAAGTTAAGTATCCGAATGTAGACATTAAAGGAAGAGTAGTTTCTCTTTAATTCCTATTTATAACAAATGGCAGTATATAAAATCTTCCCGGAGAAAGACGCTACCCTGTATAGTGAATACCCGAATATGAATTCTGGTATCGATGAAATCATTGAAGCAACCACCGGTACTGCAGTAGATGGAAGTACAGCAACAGTAAGCCGTTTTGTAGTTAAGTACAATCAATCTGAACTTCAAGATGTAATTGCTAATAAAGCAACCGGGTCAATTGCAGCATATTTAAGAGTTTCCATGGCAAAAGTCGAAGGACTGGGTCAAGAAACAACTTTATTTTGTCACCCAATATCTGGGTCATGGCAGAATGGAACAGGTAAATACCAAGACAGTCCAGCTACAACTAACGGAGTAAGTTGGAATTCTAGAATAACGTCAGGTTCTGGAAACTGGCTGACAGCAGGCTTTGGAACATCTGGAGCTACAGCTTCATTCTCAGCATCAAATCCCGGAGGCGGCAACTGGTATACAAGTTCAGTATATGCACAAAGTGCTTCTTACCAATATAGAAGTGATTTTGATATCCTACTAAACACAACGAACACAGTAGTAGCTTGGTATACAGGTTCACTCACTAACGATGGATTTATTATTAAGCAAGCTGATTCTGCAGAATTCTCAACAGACCCTACTAAGAAGGTTGAATTTAAATACTTCTCAGTAGATACAAATACAATATACCCACCACAATTAGAGATTAGATGGGATGATTACTACTTTAATACTGGATCCTCTACACAGACAATCTTAACAGATCCAGATATAGTTACAACCCTTCCCAATAATACAGGAACATACTATTCGGGATCTATACAGAGATTTAGAGTTAACGCAAGACCACAATTCCCACCTAGAACATTTACAACAGGTTCTTTTTATACAGTAAACTACTATCTGCCAACAGCTTCTTTCTGGTCTATAAAAGATTTAGATACAAATGAAGTTGTAATTGACTTCGATAGTACCTATACTAAGATTAGTGCTGACTCTAACAGTAATTACTTTGATGTGTACATGACTGGTTTAGAACCTGAAAGGTATTATCAAATACTGCTTAAAACACGTATTGACGGTGCTACGAAGATATTAGATGAAAAGTATTACTTTAAAGTTGTAAATGGATAATGAGTTCGGTAGTTGATTTAAGCAAACAGGTATTTGAAAAACAGCAATACCAGCAAGTTATTGATACTTCATTTACACAGCTTACGCTAGGAGGTATCTCACCAACAGCCACTACTGCTACACCCATACCTACTGTTCAAGAATTTTTTGATAACTACGCACAGCTATTCTACCAAATACCGAAAACAGGTGAGACAAACTCTCATCAATATTTAGTAAATCAGAGTAGTGCATACATAGGTGGGGAAGGTACTAATGAAGAGGTAACCGCATTACTTGTAGAAGTTACAGCTTTAAGAGAAGAAAACTTACAATTGCAACAACAACTAGTAGATATAAAGCCGATTAATGGATAAGCAGATATACATACAGGATGTACCCTTAATTGAACTTGGTGGGCAGACTTATACTCCGTCTGATGATTCGCTTATTGCTTCCTTTAATGCAGACATAACATTTAATAGCTCTACAGACTATATTGAGTATTATGTTTACAATGCCAATAAGCAAATAATTGACACTGTAGAGAAATTACCAAGCTTTGCAATCTACGGAGAAGATTTAAGTATTAGCCCAGAAAAAGATTTAGAGAGTAGGGCATACCAAGAAGGACAATACTACACAGTTTACAACTTTTTAAGACCGCTACTATCTTCAAGCATATTAGAAGCATACTATATTTCTGAAATATCAACAGACAGAACTGAAATTAGACTTGCTAGCACAGATGTAATAGCTGGCGATATAGTTGATTCAACTGTAGCGTTAAAAACTTCAATAGAAACAACTCCATACCAGAGAGATTTTAATTTAAATTTTGGAGCGAACAACTTAATCATAGCAAACAACGTTTTACTTGATGATACTGATCCAAACAACGTCACTGTTCTAGTTAAACTTTACGAACCACTTCCCTCTCAGTTTGATATTCAATCAAAATGTTGGGGTGTAGAAAAAATTGCAGAATCAAAAGCATACCTAATAAACATTAAGACAACTTATAATCCTGAAGATAATACAATTAAATTAAGAGGTCCTAATGTCAGTTTACAAGTAAGTTCTGAATTAAACAAGACAACAGAATATCAAAACACACAAGGATTAAATGATTCAGATAACTCTGCTTTAACGTATCAATTAAACAGTCTACTCGCTGAATCCGGTATAGAACTTAACATTGACTACAGTAGTTACGGTAATTTTGTATTTTTCTCTAGTGCACAAACTAGATTAGAAAACTTTTATTATAAGTTAGGTCTAATTGAAGAATATACTGTTAGCGGTAGCTACGGAAGTACCTCTAACGCCTATTACAATTCTGCAAGTGTTAGTCACTGGGATTCAAAAATAAAAGAAGTTATAACTAATTTCGACGGTTACGAATACTACCTCTACTACGAATCTGGAAGTACAGCATGGCCTAAAACAAACAGTGTACCCCCTTATACAAATACTGGAACAACATCAGTATTGGGGCTAAATTGGTTTACAGCACAATCAACAATTGCGCAAGATTTTGACGAAAACAATAAAGACGGTCTCGTAAGCTCTATACCACTTTATATTAGAGAAGACCCTGCTAATACTAGCTTTGAACTTTTTGTTGAAATGGTCGGGCAACATTTTGATAGTATTTGGGTTTATACTCAAGCAGTTACTCAGAAGTACAGCTCTGATAACCGAGTAGACTCAGGATTATCAAAAGATTTAGTAGGAACAGCTTTAAAAGATTTCGGTATTAAGCTATATCAGAACAACTTTACATCTGATAATTTATACAATACTTACTTAGGGTATACACCTTCAGGAAGTCTATTACCTTATACCGGACAAGAACTTATAACAACCTATGTAACAGCTTCTGCAACCGGATCTTTAATTCCATTAGATAATCTTTCATCAGAGGTTTATAAGAGACTTTACCACAACTTACCCTACCTTTTAAAGAAAAAAGGAACAGTTGAGGGATTAAATACATTAATTACAACGTTCGGTATTCCAGATACTATACTAAGGGTTTATGAGTACGGAGGAAAAGATAAAGCGTTAAATACTTGGGACCAGTGGCAGAATGAGTACGATTATGCTTTTGATACAAAAGGTACAAATTACGTAACATCTTCTTTTGTTATAAATTCTAACTGGAATGCAGACAATAACAGACCTCAAGCTGTAGAGCTTCGATTTCAAACCAGAGGTATTTCAATTGATACTGGGTATTATTCTCAAAGCTTATGGTCTACCGATTCTGGATCTGCCTTAATACTTAAGTACAGTGGGTCTAATAATACATCAGGGTCATATACCGGTTCAGTAGTTAGTCCTTACAGTCAGTACGGAACATTAGAATTCTACCCAGACACTACCAACACTACTGCAACAGCAAGTATATACTTACCATACTTTAACGAAGGTTGGTGGTCTGTATTGATAAACAAATCGGGGAGTAGTGGATTTACGGTATATGCAAAAAATAACCTTTACCAAGGTCAAGATGGAAATACTTTAGGATTCCAAGGCAGTTCTTCAATAAGCTTATCAAACAACTGGAATATAAGCACAAGATCCTACTTCGGATCAGCATCATTCAGTGCTAAAGTATTCTCAGGATCTCTACAAGAGGTAAGATACTATAAAGGAGCCTTAAGTGAAAGTTCATTTAACGATTACGTAATGAACGCTTCTTCAATAGAAGGTAATAGTATAAACTCAGCACCAGATCAACTAGTCTTTAGAGCAACCCTAGGAGGAGAGCTTTATACTAGTTCAATCTCAATACATCCTAAAGTTACAGGAAGTCAAGCAACAACATCCTCATTTTCAGGGACAAGCAATTATTACTATATAAACACCCCAGTATTTGTACCGAATAGAGAAATTACATTTTACGACCAACCAGCAGTTGGAATTAAAAATGCAGTCTCTAATAAAATCAAAGTTGGTACTACAGACGTATACGGAACAGTCTTATCAGGACTAAATACCATACAGCAGAACTACGTAGTAAGTCAAAGCTACACCAGGGATGTAAATTACTTAGAGGTAGGTTTTTCTCCTCAAAATGAAATTAACGAAGATATTAATTCGCAGATTGGATACTTTAACATCGGAGAGTACATTGGAGATCCAAGAAGATTCTCAGATGATAATTACAAATACCCAGCATTAGATGAGCTAAGCACAGAGTACTTTAAAAAGTATACAGCTTCATATAACTACAATGATTACCTTAGATTAATTAAGTTTTTTGATAATTCGTTATTTAAATTAATAAAAGACTTTATTCCTGCTAGAACAGGAGCTGCGACCGGTGCAATTGTTAAACAGCATTTACTTGAAAGGAACAGACAAAGACCTGCTCAAGTAGAATATACTCAACCTGAATATACAGCCTCAGTTACATCTGTAGCAAGAGACTATCAAACAGGGTCTATAGGGGTTTTCACAGGCGGTGCCGGTGGATCAGTTAACAGCTTAACAACTACAGCACAAGCATGGAGCTCTTCTATTCTAACCAAAGCAGGGATTGTATCCGGAATAAATTCATCACAATATGAATTCTTTAACGGACAGTATTCCGGTTCAACTTTATACCCACAATTACATTACCAATTAAACACGACACCGTTACTAAATAACGTTAGTGGTAGTAGATTGTCGACCGTTTATGAAGACGTAGATTATGGAACAGATGGATCAAATCCAGTTAACCAAGCTCTTATTCTCTCTGGAAGCGCATACCCTGCTTCTGTTCAAGATTCGAACTACTCTTCTGGAAGTGCATGGAGTAACACTAGATACGCAGGGGTTAAGTTAAATAGTAAACTATACAACAAATACACACCCGGAGATGTTTCTTACGGACAAACAGCTGTTATTGATAACTACTGCAACTACATTGCACAGTTTGACTGGATAGGAGGGTCAGATCCACAATACCCAGGAGGGGGTAACGTTCATATTATTAATTTAATTAACATAGACGGAACCGTAATTGGATTAGATGGAAGTAACAGTAACCTAAATACAGTAGAGCAGATCTTTAAGCAAGGTGATCTAGCAACAGCTTACATTTCATCTTATAGCTCTAACCAGTCTGTAGGTACTGTTGAGATTGAAATAGGAGGAGGTCTTTACCAGACGATATTCTATAATTCAGGATCAAACACCGCCCAATATACTATAAAGTGGAAAAACGATCTTCTTGCAACTACTAAAACACCAGTCTACTTCTTTACCGGATCTACAACCGCAACTACGTTAACCGACAATAATCAGAATTGGCTATATCCATTCCTTACTAGTAGTGATGTAAATCTAGGAGAAGTAGAATACCTTAAACCAGATTCTGCAGACCAAAACTTCTTTTTCTTTAATAAGACCACAGGTACATATCCAGTAACAACCGATACTAACCGAGGTGCAACATTATATAAAGATACATTGCTACCGTTAAAGTATGGAGATTATATTAGATTTGGCACAACTGGATCTATACAAGATGATAGCGGATCTCTTGACGGTAGTTTCACAGGTCTTGCCTTAACTGCTATTAGAACTTTAACCTACACAACCTCCAGTGCTACAAGCAGTCTTGAAATAACACCGACAGTAGTTGGAGGTAGCATGCTATTTGGAGCAACTAGTAATCTAAATCAGAACTACAGAGTATTCAGGAAGATACCAAACGAAACTTTCGTATTAGTAAAGAACAAACCTATTTATGCAGGAGGCGGTTTACTAATACCTGCAAACTTCAATCCAAACTATAATCCACTAGATGTTGCTAGCAAAGCTGGCATAACATTATAAAAGTTCATTAAATTACATATTTATAATAAAAATACTAAATGGGATACTTATCTAATACCGTAGTTACAGTTGATGCAATCTTAACTAAAAAGGGAAGAGAGCTTCTTGCAAGAGGAGATGGTTCTTTTAGAATCACACAATTTGCATTATCTGACGACGAAATTGACTACACACTGTACAATCCAACACAACCCTCTGGGTCTGCTTTTTACGGAGAAGCTATTGAAAATATGCCTCTGCTTGAAGCATTTCCCGACGAGACTCAAATTATGAAATATAAGTTGGTAACTCTACCAAGAGGTACTGCTAAGATGCCTGTTCTAGATATCGGATACTCTGCAATTACTATTAAACAAGGTGCAGGTTTAGCAATTACTCCTCAGACTTTAAATTACCTATCTCAGACTGCTCTTTACGAGTCTTCTGGATACACGTTCACGATTTCTGATGTTAGATTGTTTAATACTTTCAACGGTGTAGGTATCAATACCCCAGACGTTCAAGCTTTAAACCAAACTACTACAATCGGTACCACAGTATCCAAGACAGTGATCGGAACCACATTAAACTTAAGTGCAACTACAATTAATACATTGTTCGGATCAAATACTTCATTATCAGCTACCTTGCAGGTGATTGGTAGAGATTCTGGTGCAAGACTTCAAATCCCCGTAACTGTTACCAAAACAAGCTAAGATATAAACTATGTCATTTAAAAGATTAGATCCAGAAGATTTCCTAGTTAGTATCGATTCGGTAACCGCTACTGCATGGTCTACTAACAACCCCACACTTACTACATTTTTCACCTCATCAACCGCTACTACAAACGATAGCTATTATAAAAACGTATACCAAACCGGATCAACAGCATCAGGTTCTACAGTACAATTTGCAATCGCCTACGGTAATAGTAAAGGTTCCGGAAGTGCTAACTTTAATGATTTAGTACCCGGTGTATCTCCAACTAGAACTGTTTACGGGCAGTATAGAAACTTGGTTTACGGAGATGAAAATGCTCAATTTATTTTTGGAACAGTAACTGCTTCTGATTTCTGGGCAATCTCTATTGATAGAGCAAGGTACAAAGAGCATTTATTAAAAGGTACATTTAACATTAAACTATCAGGTTCTACTGTATTACAACTTACAGATAACTCTGCAATGGTATCTACAGATACTTATTTAGATTGCGGAAGAGTTTACCAAATCATTTCTGGTTCAAACGGAACTTCTTATAACGGAGGAACAGGTTATTCTGCTTCTTCTGGATCTTATGGATTATTCTTACCTGATATTGCTACAATCATTTTAAACCCGTTAGCCCTCTCACAATCAATTAATTTAAACCCTTCAAGATCATCAGACATTGATGGCGACAATACAGGGACCCTATTCAGAGCAATCTCCGGATCAGTAGCTGCCTCTTTCCAAGTAAATAGTGAAGAAACAGTATCATCTGATTACGTATTTGTAAGAGCTAGAAATGCTGAGTTTAACTACTCAGAAAATCCTTCATTTATTTCAGGATCAACAGGGGATGTTATTTACAGCGTATTTATTAATTCTCCTCAGACCTACATGACCACTGTAGGATTCTACAACGACACTAACGAATTACTTGCTGTAGCTAAACTATCTAAACCTCTAGTTAAAGACTTCACAAAAGAGTCTTTAGTAAGAGTTAAGCTTGACTTCTAAAATGAATGACTGCGTTCAAACAACTACTAGCATCCGACATTATAGTCACGCCCTTTGAGGTAAACAAGTCTTTCCGATTCGTTGGAGCGGCTGAACTCACTGGTTCTGATGTTGGTATTGACAGGTTGTTAGGACAAAATATTCAAGGGTTATTTAACTTAAGCGAAAACACTACAGGTAATGTAGGAGTAGAGTATAAGCGATTAATCTACAACTCAATTAAAGAGCTTTACTATTCAAACTACCTAAGCTCTATTTATGGTGACCCAGTATCAGTTCCTTTTAACTTTCCAGGTTCAACCCCAGAAGGAAACGTGTTAATTGGTTCTGCTAGTTCTGCAGGAAGATACGAAAACTATTTAGAAACAACTTTAACATATGAAAGATACTATCCAACCTCTTCCAGTGCTGTTATAGGGGTAATCTCAATACCTTCTAAATTATTTGGAGACACAATTCAACCCGGATCTTTTATAATAACCTCAGATTCTGGAAGTATTACTGATGATAGTAATGGAAACCTGTATTTTTCACTCGATGGAGAGTATTGCGGTAATATTATTTACCAACATGGATTAGCTATACTAACGAAAGATAACCAGGGAGGAGGTCCCTATTACGGAAGCGCTATTTACGGAGTCGATGTTTATGGAGGAGATGCGAATCCATTCATTCAGAATATAATACTATCCAACAATGTAACCTGTTCATTTAGCAGTTCATACACACTTTACGAAACTCAATTTAAATGTACTTTTGATCCCTCAGAGTTTAACTTCTCACTAAACCCATCACTAATTTCAGGATCCTCTGGAAACGTTTATGGCTTTGCAACAGGATCTTATTTTAACCCATACGTTACAACGGTTGGACTTTATAATGAAAATCAAGATCTAATTGCAGTCGGTAAGTTAGCGAAACCGCTGCCAAGTAATAATGTAACAGATACAACAATATTAATTAACATCGATAGATAAAAATATGCCCAATTGGTTTTATGAAAATAAAGAAGTTACAGACGAATATCAATTTAACGAAAAAGCAGTCGGATTTGTTTACAGAATAACAAACATCGAGACTGATAAGTTTTATATTGGTAGAAAAGTATTTACTAATACACTGACTAAAAGACTCACAAAGAAAGAAATTTCTGAACAGTCCGGCCCAGGGAGAAAGCCTACTAAAAAGAAAGTTAGTAAGGAATCTAATTGGAGAGAATATTGGGGTTCATGTAAGCCTCTACTTGCCGAAGTTAAGGAGATTGGCGAAGATAAATTTAAAAGAGAGATTTTAAAGTTGTGTTTCTCTAAAAAACAATTAACTTATTATGAAATTGCTTACCAATGTAAATATGATGTACTTGAAACAAACTCATACAACGACAACGTTAATTCCAGATTTTTCCGAAAAGACTTGCTCTTACCCGATTAAGTTTATATATTCGGTTAATGGTCAATCATCTACTAGTAAACCTAGTAAGTAGTGTTTTAGGAACGGGTAAACCTACATCGGGTACAAACTACTCGTACAACTGTCCATTCTGCAATCACTACAAGCCAAAATTAGAGATTAACTTTCAAGAAAACGAAGAAGGTGTTAATCACTGGCATTGCTGGGTTTGTAATAAGAAAGGAAAAAAGCTAGTTAGTCTTTTCAAAGCAGTATCAGCTCCTGATCATAAGATTCAAGAACTTAAGAATTACGTTAAGATTTCCTACCAGGAAGAGCATGGAGTTAAAGTTGAAGCTTTAGCTTTACCTAAAGAATATAAAACCCTCCACGATGCCAGTAGTTCCGAAGTTACTGTACGTCAGGCATTAAGGTACTTAAAGGAGAGAGGAATAACACCGACGGATATAAAAAGATACAGCTTAGGGTACTGTGAATCAGGTCGCTACAAGGATATGATTATTATCCCAAGCTACGATGAAAATGGAGTACTAAACTACTTTGTAGGACGTAACTTCGGACCTGGCGATATAAAATACAAGAATCCACAAGCATCTAAAAATATTATTGGATTTGATTTACTTATAAACTGGGATAGTCCAATTATACTATGTGAAGGTACATTTGATGCAATGGCAATTAAGCGTAATGCAATTCCGCTACTAGGGAAGACATTGCCGGAGAAACTTATGAAGAAGATTGTATCTTCTAGTGTTAAACAAATATTCATTGCATTAGATAATGATGCATTAAAGCAAGCAATACAGTACTGTGAGACCTTGCTAAACCATGGAAAAGAAGTATTTTTAGTAGATCTTAACGAAAAGGATCCGTCCGAGTTAGGGTTTGTTAATTTTGCAAAGTTATTACATAAAAGCACTCCCTTAACGCTTAGAACGTTGATGGAGAAAAAATTTGAATTATGATAGAAAAAAACAACAACGTAAAGAAGGATAAACGAATTAATCGTATTGTTCAAACCGACCCAACATCAAGGCAGATTACTATTCTAGACTCTAGATACTACCAGAGAAACGAAGATACTTACTACCCGTCAGTAACTTACGTACTCTCTTATTTCCCCAAAGATAGGTTCTTTGAAAGCTGGATTAAAGACGTAGGTCATAACTCCGACATCATTATGCGTAGAGCTGGAGATGAAGGTACTCAAGTACACAATGCTATTGAGGATTACCTAAAAGGAGAAGAGATTATCTGGATTGACGATAACGGAAACGTAAAGTATAACTTAGAGGTTTGGAAAATGATTTTAAAGTTTGCTGACTTTTGGGAAACACATAAACCTGAATTAATTGAATCAGAAGTACATTTATTTTCAGACGAATTACAGATTGCAGGGACAGGTGACTTAATTTTAAAAATTGCAGATGAATTATGGTTAATTGATATTAAAACCTCCAACGCTCTTCACGATACCTATGACTTACAGCTTGCTTGTTATAGAAAAGCTTGGTCTGAATTATTTGATACTCCCGTACAACGAACCGGGATTTTATGGCTAAAAGCATCAACCAGGAGTGCTGATAAAACAGGTAAGAAGATCCAAGGTAAAGGGTGGCAGTTAAAGGAGACAGAATCGGACTACGAAGAGAATATAGAGACATTTAAACACCTTTACGAAATTTTTAAGTTTAAAAACCCAGAGCTTAAACCATACTCACAATTATTGCCAACATCTATTAAGTTACAAGCGTAACTATTTATAGTATATGGAGTTGAACGGTCTAGTATACGACATGATAAAAGATCTCCTACCGGAAGGTATGGAGGAAACCTATAAGGGTAAGAGGACTGACAACGGTGCTCCTGGAACTTTTAAAGCAAAGATTACAAAAGCATATGGCGGAGATGTTACTATCGAGAAAGCCAGAAAGTTTAAAAGTAGGGAGAATGCTACTCCGTTAGATAAACAACAAGCAAACTGGTTTATTAATTTTCATTCTAAGAATGAGAATCTAGAACCGTCTGATTTAAAAAATAATAGAAAATCAGCACCTTACGGATCTGAATATACTCCAGTGCAAGAGGTATTAGTAGGATACATTCAGGAACTATCAAACTACATGAAGGAAGAGGGTTTAAATATTGAACCTGCACCTGCTGTAAAGATGGAAGATGATGCAGAGAATGCAAAAGATCCTCTAGGTAAAACTGCATATTACGATCCAAATAACAAAGTAATCGTATTATACATTACCGGAAGGCACTTAAAAGACATTTTAAGATCGTTTGCTCATGAAATGATTCACCATAACCAAAACCTAGAAGACAGGTTAGGTAAGATTGAAACAACTGACATTAACGAAGATGATAACCTAAAAGAGATTGAGAGAGAGGCTTACACAGAAGGAAACATGTACTTTAGGGGTTGGGAAAATTCAAAAAGAAGTAAAGTTTGATAATAAGAATAAAAATTCGTATCTTTAGCAAGAATGAGAACATACAATAATTTACACGAGGATGACGATCAGGACTTTTACCTACTGCAAGATAGGGATTTAGTAGTAACGATTAAGAAACCACATACTGTTGAAGATGCAGATAAAGCTTTAAACAATAAGGATAACTACGGAAGGTATACCAGCACTATGAGAAACTCTAAAGTTTCTGATAAAGATGTGGAAGACTATTTTGGACCTCGAAGTACTAACGTTAAGAATTTGAAGTTACAAGCTCGCTATGAAAAATTTAAAGAAGCAAATCCAGAATCAAAAATGGAGTATAATGAATGGCTAACAAAAGGACCTGTGGGAACCGATATGGGACCTTATCCAGTTAGAACAAAAGATAACTACGATGCTTTTATAAATCCATCTATATCTAAACCAAACTTACTACACTGGGGTATTCAAGATAATACTTTAATCTTCCCTAAGGATGCTAATCCGGGTAGAAACGAAATTAAATCAATCGTTACTACGGTTTTAAAAAATGCTGGCTTTGACGAAAAGTCTTTTACTTTTAAAACAGACGTAACAGAATCAAAGCTAAAAGCATTCTTAAAAGAAGAAATTCTTAAAACATACAAAAAATAATTTATGTCTGAATCGGTTTTAAAGAAAGAATTTAGAGGAGCAGATCTTCAAAGGCTACGTAATTTAGTACAAGGAAAGATGGGGGATAAAACTTCTGTTTCTTCTGGATACGTTAAAGATCATGTTGACCGCAAAGAAGGAGAGATTTGGGAAGAGGATAGCCGTCAATGGACTATTAAGAACGGAGTTAAACAAACTATCTCAAAACTACAAGCAGTAAGAGATGTTGCTCTAACACCTTTATTCTGCCCGGACTGTAAAGCCTTAATGAAACATCGATACGATAATCAGTTCTACAAGATCCACCGTCACTGCTTTGACTGCCATGTTAAATTTGAAACAGAATTAAAAAGAACAGGTAAGTGGGACGAATACCAAAAACAAGTTGAAAACTCTGAAATTGATGGAATGATTAACAATTATGAGATTTGGGTTGACGATTTACTAAATGAAACTAACGATGGGTTTGTAACTGAACTTGGAGAAGTCGAAAGCTGGTCCAAAGTTAACAGAGATAAAATTATAAAGCAGAAGGAAGAAGCTATTGAGTACTTGAAAAAGTTAAAGAAATAAAGCTATTTATTAATATGACGAACTCATTTAACATGTCTAATTGGAGACGTAAGCATATTTTAATGGCTGAAAACGATAGTGATCCTAAAGCTGCTCGAGAATATGATCAAGCTATCCACGGTAAAATAACTAGTTTTGAGGATGTGCTCTTCGAACCAGAAGAAGCTCCTACAAATATTATCTTTAGCGTAGCTACAGAAAAGGATACAGAAAATGCAAAAGACATTACAGTACCTTTTGAAAAATTTGCAAAATGGGCTAACGAAGAGGGTTTTGATCTTGAAGATGAAAATATAAGTAGAGATGCTGGTAAAAAGTATTTTGAAGAGTACTACTCCAACTACTTAACCGACGAAGGTAAAAAGTCTTTAAGAGCTCAAATGCAAGAAGCAGAAGAACCTTCACAAGAAGAAAATCCTATTGATATTATCAGCGTGGATGTACCTTTATTCATTAGAATGCTTGAATTTGCAAGAGAAGATGCTTCTACAGATATGGACCTACATGACTTAGCTCAAAAAGCAATTAAAATGAGTAGCAAAGGTGAGCCATTAACTATGATACATTACGATGAATTAACCAGTAAAGAAGCTCCTGTAACTGATGCAATGAGCTTATACGAAAAATACTTTAACGCTTAACAATATGCCAATCAGAAAGAATGCACCAATGAGCACTTACATTAACGATTTTAGGAAGTCTGATGCTCCTCAATTTCAAGGTAAGTCTGAAGATAAAAGAGATGAAATGGCTATAGCTGCAAAATTACAAGCTATGGATAAAATGATGGAAGAAGGCACTAATAAATACCAACCTCTTTTTAATGATCTATATACAAAGTATAAAGATACTTTAAATACTTTAGAAGTACATAATGAATTCGACCTGATGGATAAAGTTAGGAAGAATAATAAATTTATGGATATCTACAAGCTACTTCCTAATCACAGAAAACAAGTAGATGCGTATATAGCCTCTTTAAAACCAAAGACCGAACTCACTGAAAAGAAAGCTACTTACTGTTACGCATGTAAACACACTCACGTTAAAGGAACTGCATGCCTTAAAGAAGAAGCTGCAATGACCGATATGTATGATGATGCTCCAGAACTAAAAGGAGGTCAAAAAAGACTTCCTGACATGTTGCAAAAGGCAATCGTCGATAAAGTAGTTGGTAAAATTAAAGAAGCAGCACTTACCATTAACTATGATAATCCGACACAAACAGACGATATTTTAAATATAAGCACAGCAGCCGATACAACAGCAGCAGCCAATACATTTAAGACTAGCCCTAGCTTTAAAGGAACAGTTAAAAATGATAAAGGCAAAGTACTAGTACGTAGGGAAAATCTAGCTGAAGGATTGGAGAGAGATTACGAAGGTGAAATGGCTAAATCTCAATTATTCTCTATTGTAAAAAATGCCAAGGAACTTTTTGATATGATAGATAACAGTACACAGCTTGAAGGTTGGGTACAATCCAAATTAACAAAAGCAGAGGACTACCTTTCAGCAGTTACGAGCTACCTAGAAGGACAAAGCATTACTTCAACCACTCCAGTAATGGTAGCTGAAGAAGCTATTAAAGATGAAGAAGGTAGCAGCCTGAGTGTAGGAGATGTGGTTAAGGCTGGTGACGGTGGCATCTACCAGATTATTTACTCTCATTCAATGTCTAAACCTTTTTTAGTACCTTTTGATTTAAAGAAGAAAAGAATCGGTAATTTACGAACTAAAATCGCTTTTGATAGTGATTCAATGATACCTAAAAAACTCCACAAAGTAATGTCACATTCAGCCACTAAGGGTGGTTTTACGAAATAACCACAGTCAATGCTGAACAAACATCAACTTAGGTCATTAATTAAAAAAACCATTGTAGGAAAACTACAAAGGCAAGGTATCAACAAATACAAAGAATATAAGGTTTTAAATCACATACCTGATTTGATTTCAATTTTAACAGACTTAATGTCTCCAAAGTTTGATTTGTTCGTTAAGGATATTGAATGGGTATCACCAAAGCCGCCTACGTTTAGAGTCGTACTTGAAAACGATCAGTATTACTACCTATCAGACCTTACTAGGTCTTGGGTTGCAGAAGTACAGGGTAAAAAATTCTACCTACTAAACTTAGGAGAGGAAGAAATGGCAGTCTCTGCTATTTCAAGACTACTTCGCTACGGTAAGCCAGTTAACCCCGATATGGGCTTTGCTGAAACAGCTAACAGTGCAGGAGGGGGCGGTGGAATGGAAGCACAGCTTGACCAAGCACCCGAAGGGGGAGCAGCAGAAACAGGTACAGAAGAAAGACCAGAAGGAATTCCTGACGAACTATTATACTAATGGACGCATTACAGCGCTTTATAGAACTTAACAGTTATAGGTTTCCGAAAGGATACCCAGACATTAATCTTAAAGAAGACAAGGATCTGCTATTCGCTCTCGTAAGGGAAGCAATAGACGGTATGGATGTAGGGTATCACATAGGAGACTTTAAGAACCCCGCAGAAAGCCTTTCTGATAGAAACTGGAACTTTAAGAATAAAACAGGTTACTTAGGTACCGGATTTTACTTTTATGGAGATCTAGAGAATGCAAAGCAGGACAGTGATTATCTGAAGGGAATCGGGAAGGGAGAAATTTACGAAATAGATTTATCAAAATACAAACTTTACCGCAGCTCAAATCCCACTAACTTCTACGATACAATGTCGGAAGTAACCAAGCAGGTAGGTCAAGTAGCTCCTAACATTCAAGAAGAAGACTTACAATCTCCGGAAATTAAAGAGGCTATGAAAGAAATAGTGGACGTAATTACTAAGGAGTTAGGACTTCCTATAGAAGAAGGTACTGTCGTAGGAATTGTTTCTAAATTCATAAAGGATGTTAGAGAGAAAGTGAACGGAGAGATGCTTAGTAATAGACTACTAAAAACATTAGGATACGAAGGTATCGACAATAGAGATACTAACCTAGACCACTTTGGAGTAGGTTCAGTACTATTTACTTATAAACCAGGTTCTGCAAAATTAGTTGCAAACACAAAATAAAATCGTTATATTTAGAACACATGAATACTGAAAAAGTTATAACCTCTGAGGTGACCAACCGTGTTGTCACTATTGAGAAGTTATTAGAAATCTACAACATCGACTTAGAAATTTGGGAGATTGAGAAAAAAGTAGTTAATACATGGGAAGTAGGGGCTAAAGACCCTAACGGAGCAATTGTAACTACACCGTTATTCCAAGTAAAGCTTTGGTTAAAGAAAAAGCAAGTTGCTTATGATTTAAATGTACTAAGAACACAATTCTTAGAAGACCTTAAAAAACTATCACCATCAGTTAAAGAATACAAAAGAACTTTATCTTTAGAAACTCCTAAGTTATTAGAGATCAACGTTTTCGATTTACACTTTGGGAAAGTAGCTTGGGATGAAGAAGTGGGTGAAAACTACAGCATCGATATTGCGACCAAGCGTTTTAACGACTGTATTGAATATTTTATCAATACTTACAGAAACCACAATATTGAAAAGATTCTTCTACCAATTGGAAACGACTTCTTTAACTCAGATAGATCTCATCCATTCAATTCTACAACAAGCGGTACTCCTCAAGAAGAAGATGCTCGTTGGCAGAATACATTCAGAAAAGGAAGAGAATTAATTATTAGCAACGTACAGAAGCTAACACAGCTTGCCCCTGTTGAAATTAAAATTATACCAGGTAACCACGACTACGAAAGAACTTTCTACTTAGGAGATTCTTTAGAGGGTTGGTTTTCAAACAATCAGAATGTAGTGGTAGATAACAGTGCAAACCCACGTAAGTACTATATGTTTGGTAAATGTTTAATTGGATATACACACGGTAACAATGAAAAAATTACAGACTTACCGATGATTATGGCTCAAGAGAATCCTGTACAGTGGGCTAAGACTTTCTACCGTGAATTTCACTTAGGTCATTTACACCACAAGAAAGAAACTCAGCTTAAATCTACCAACGAATACCAAGGAGTAATCGTAAGATTTATGAACTCATTATCAGGGACTGATAGCTGGCATCATAAGAAAGGATACATCGGAGCTAGAAAATCTGCAGAAGCTTTCCTATGGGATAGCGAAAAAGGATTACAAAACCAGACTTACTTCAATATTTAATATTGATGGAGGATATCCTTTTTGAAGATTTAATCAATAAAATGTATGCACTTCTGGAAGAAGAAAATCCAGAAGAGCCAGAACCTTTGCCTGGAATTGATACCTTAAGTAAGGAGCAGTTGCGTTATATTCTAAAAAATAGTAAAGGTAAAATTATGACCGTCGTATATAGAAAAAAAGACGGAAGCATTAGAACCATTAACACGCGTACCGGAGTTCAGAAAAACATTACCGGAGCAGGATTAAAATACAATCCAGATGAACATGGTTATGTTATTTTATGGGATTTAGGAAAACAAGCTTACAGAACAGTTAATTTAAACACAGTAACTGCACTAAAAGGCGGTGGAAAAGTATATGCCATAAAAGAAGCTTTGGATAAAATACCGCTATCTTTTAAAAGCGGGGGTATAAATTTAACCGGAGAAGCTGCTTGGAATAAATGGAAAAGATGGGCTGACCTTAATAGAAGAGATAACTATATCTATAAAGTCTTAGATACCATTAAAAAGCAGAGCTACTTTGCCACCCCTAGACAGTATCAAGTATTAGTAAATTGGTTTAACCGGAAGAGGTAACTATTTATACCATATGAGTACCGAGACTAAATCCTGTTCTTGTGGATGCAATTCTTGCGGAAACAAAGCACCTCTGCTTACGGAAGGGATAATTTTTTCACAACGAATTTCAGAAAACCTTTTATACCATATCAATAATGAAAAGCCTTTAACAGAGAATACTTTTAGATATGGGTCAACAGCTTTTTTAGATTTGTGGAGAGAGGCTAGAACTTTATATTCTAGAAATATTCTGAGTGTAGGAGATGAAGATGAACACATTCTTCTTGAGTCAAATTTAGGAGAATATGGAATGTTCGAAGGAGATAGAGTTGCTTTAGATTTGCCAATGCTTGACGAAGGCACCTTCTACTCTAAAGAGCATATTGCAACTTATGGAGATGATGAAGGTAATATGGCAGATGTTTACAAAAACTACAACGGAAAAGACTTCTACGTCAATACTAACGAGTATGATTTTGATGCAACTAACCTACATGACCTTCAAGAAAAACTTAAGGGTTATGGCTTTATCCACCACATTAGCGGTAGACTAGAGGAAGTAAACCTTAAGGAAGTTAATATCAAGTCAAGTAACGTTAAAGATTTACTAAGAAGACTTTACAACGATTCTAAGCTAGTAAATTTTTTAGAGTTTAAAGACTTTAGGAATGCTTTAAGATTTATTAAAAATGCATCTTTAGAGGAATGGTATGATTTAATGAATGATGTTAGTACATACGAAACTTCACTAACTGAAGCTAAATACCAAGGAGAAGAAGTAGCTTTAGGAAAACCTAAGAGAGGTGGAGCTAAAAAGTTCTACGTTTACGTAATGAATCCTAAAACTAAGAAAGTACAGAAAGTTTCTTTCGGAGGTACAACAGGGTTAAAAGCAAAAATAAACGATTCAGAAGCCAGAACAAACTTTGCAAAAAGACATAACTGTGCTGAAAAGAAAGATAAAACAAAACCAGGTTACTGGTCTTGTAGACTACCAAGATATGCTTCTCTATTAGGCTTGAAAGGATCTTATTCAGGATTCTGGTAATATGGAAAACTTAGAGCTACTTATAAGAAAAGTACTAGAAGAGCGCAGTCTTAGAGACTGGGTTAAAGAGAAGTGGGTACGTATAGATTCCGACGGTGATATTGCAGGTGCTTGTGGGACTTCAAAAAATAAACAAAGGCCTGATCGATGCTTACCTCAAGCCAAAGCACAGTCACTATCTAAATCTGAAAGAGCAGCAACTGCACAGAAAAAGAAAAAAACATCTGCACAAGTTGTTGCAAACACTAAAAAAGCAAGAGTTACAGAAATACTACAAATCTTAGAATCAGATTATACACCAATAAACAAGGAGTTATGGTCTAGAGCTACAGCAGCTGCTAGAGCTAAATTTGATACATATCCATCAGCTTACGCTAATTTATGGGCCTCTAAATGGTATAAAAAAAGAGGCGGAAGTTGGAAAAAAAAGAAAAAGAAAAAGAAATGAACTTATTAGACATATTAAAAGAAGTTAAAGAATCTTTTCAAGAATTTGCAGAAACCCGAGGAAAAGGTGCTGCTAAAATTTCTAACTCTGCTCATGAAAAAGGAGGGTTATCTCTTTTAACTTGGCATCACTTTAAAGTTAAATTACCATACTACACAAAAGCAGCTGCAGGTAAATTAGATATGGAAGCAACTAAAAAAGAGTTTGACGAAACATATAAAAAAATCTCTTTAGATATGACTCAAATTGAGTTTCAAAGAGAAATGGGACGTTTAGAAGTTTTAGGTGAACTTATTATTAGAAATAAAAAATGATAAACTTATTAGATATAATAAAAGAAATAGGTGATGCAAGTTCACAACCGTATAAATTTGAATTTTACGGAAGTCCTTATGATGAAGAAAGATACTATGGTTTCGAAACATCCCATTACCCATACTCAGTACATATTACCAATTATGAAGATAATGAAATAGAAATTTCATTTTTTGTACCTAATGAAGAAGATCCTGACCAAGAACGTTACGATATAGAAACTAATAGAGGTGATTTATTTAAAATTATGGCAACTGTAATTGCTATAGTAAAACAAGATTTAAAAACACACCCAGATGTTGATACATTAGTATTTACTCCTGTTAAAAAAGAAGGGGCAGTTGATAATAGTTCTAGAGCAAATTTATATTTACGTTATGTTAAGCATAGTTATCCTGGTGCTAAAGTTGAAACTAATGGAGATGAAATAATAGTTAAAATTAAATAATTACATAATGACCCCATACACAGACATAGAAGTTACAGACAAATACATCTAACGTGAATAAAAGAAAATGATAAACTTATTAGACATATTAAGTGAAGCAGAGATAGCAAAATGCCCTGCACCTACTCAAAATATTGAACTTAACCTTGAAAATAGGCAGAAGGCAATTAATGAGTATGGATACGGACCATTAAATCCTAATGAACCTAATAAGAAGTTTTGGCAAGCTAAAGTTGATATGTGGAAGCTTGATTCAGCAGGAGAAGCTAAAAAGTCACTCTGCGGTAATTGTGCAGCATTTGATATAACAAAAAAGACTCTAGACTGTATTGCAAAAGGAATAGGTGACGATGAAGGTTCTGAAGATCCTTTTGATGTTATTGAAGCTGGTGATTTAGGTTACTGTAGGTTCTTAAAGTTCAAATGTGCAGCTGCTAGAACTTGTGATGCTTGGGTTGTTGGTGGGCCAATAACAGACGAAAAGAATGATAAGCAAGCTTAAAGAATGGTTTAACCATTTAATTATACCAAGACCGGAATTAAGTAATATGCCGATCTGTCCATTTGCTAAATCAGCAGTGGCAAACCAAGAATACACTGTAGAAGAAACAAACCTCGATGATATTGCATTTCAAATTAGTAATGCAAACGTTCAAGTTTATAAAGTTTGTATTTACTACCTACCTAATTACGAACTCTACGAAGTAGAAGCATTAGAAGCTAAAACTAAAATGCTTAATCGTAACTTTAAACATAACAATAAAGTAGTTTTAGATAGCGATCCTAGAAACCCTTTTGTAATTAACGGAGTAACAACAACCTTTCCAGATTGTTATATTTGGATAGTTCAGGACCTAGCAGACTTGACTTCTAAGTCAAATAGTCTTAAATTTACTGATTATTATAGTTATTGGACTAAAGAACAATTAGACGAAGTTGTAACATGGAGAAACCTTACATTGACCTAGAAGTTACTAACGAGTATACCATTCGTGAGTTTAACGAAAACATAGACCCCATAGAATTACTATGGCATAGAGATGATGAAGATAGAACCGTGGAGATACTTGGAGAAACAGATTGGAAGTTACAGCTAGATAACCAGTTGCCAACTTCTTTAAATGAGTCTATATTTATAAAGAGACATGAGTGGCACCGGGTAATAAAAGGAACCGGCACACTGAAGTTAAAAATACATAAGTCATGAAACAAATCATAATTTGGATTATCGTCCTACTATTTGCAGGAGGTATTGCTTACACTCGCTTTATTAAGCCTCAACAAAAACTACCAGATACCTCTATTTTTGAAAAAAGGATTGATTCGTTAAATAACGAAATCGAATTACACAATCAAAAAATAATGGAGCTAGATTCTTTAGTTGACGTACAAAAAGCTAGGGTTTTAAAACTTGAAAATAAACTAGGTAAAACCGCAGCTGAAGCTGCTAAAGAACATAAACAACATGAAGAAGATCTTAAGCGTATTAGTGCTATGTCTAATAGCGATGTCGCATCTCTATTCACAGAAAGTTTCAAGTGATACTTGCTGTGTACCTTGTAATGCTTTAAGAAAAGCAATTATTGTAAAAGAGGAAAGAGTGTACTGCGGGAAGCAATTAGGTTTTGCCCGTGATTCTATCACAACAATGAAGGAAATTATCTTTGCAAAAGATACTATTATTCTTCATAGAGATAGCTCTATTGCTGAATATAAAGCAAACGAAATAAACTATAAGCAGGTTATTAAAGAAAAAGACTCTATCATTGAAACGTATAAGAAAGAAAATAAACGTTTGAATGCAGCTAAAATAGTAGCCTACGCTGTCAGTATTGCTTCGATGATCTCAGGTTTACTATTAGGAATATGAGTCAAGATTTAAAACAAATTATTAGACAGGAGTACGTTAAGTGCGTGGTTGATCCCGTACACTTTATGAAGAAATACTGCTACATTCAGCACCCACTAAGAGGGAGGATTCTATTTCATTTATACCCTTTTCAGGAAACAGTACTAAAACACTTTCAAGATAACCCATATTCTATTATTTTAAAGTCAAGACAGTTAGGTATTTCGACTTTAGGTGCAGGATATGCACTATGGTTAATGCTTTTTCACAAAGACAAGAACGTTTTAACCTTAGCGACTACGCAGGCAACTGCACGTAACTTGGTGTCAAAAGTACAGTTTATGTACGAAAATTTACCTTCTTGGCTGAGAATTGATGCAGAAGAAAAGAACAAATTAAGTTTACGACTCTCAAACGGATCTAAAATCACAGCTAAATCATCAAATTCAGATGCTGCTCGTTCAGAAGCTGTATCACTACTGTTAATTGACGAGGCGGCCTTCATCGATAACATCGGAGAGACATGGGCATCAGCTCAACAGACCTTAGCAACGGGTGGTGGTGCTATTGTACTATCAACTCCTAACGGAACTGGTAACTGGTTTCACCAAACCTGGGTTAGGGGGGAAGCAAAAGAGAATGAATTTTTACCAATTAAGTTACCTTGGTACGTTCATCCTGAAAGAGATCAGACTTGGAGAGATGCTCAAGATAATTTACTGGGTGACCCAAGACTTGCAGCACAAGAATGTGACTGTGACTTCTCAACATCAGGGGATACTGTATTCTATGGCGAGTATTTAGAGTTTTACCAGCAGACCTACATGGCTGACCCAATGGAAAGACGTGGTGTAGACCACAACTTATGGATCTGGGAACCTGTTGATTACTCAAGAAGTTACATGGTAGTTGCTGACGTAGCTAGAGGTGATGGAAAAGACTTTTCAAGCTTCCATGTTATTGATATTGAAAACAATTCTCAAGTTGGAGAATACAAAGGACAACTAGGAACTAAAGAATTTGGATACCTACTAGTAGGCATAGCCAGTGAGTATAATGAAGCATTATTAGTAATTGAAAACGCATCCATTGGATGGTCAACAATTCAGACTGTCATTGATAGAGGATATCTTAACCTATACTACTCACCAAAAGGAGGTAACATGACTGCCGATTCTTACTTCGACCAATACGATTATAACTCAAATATGGTTGCTGGATTCTCTATGAATTCAAGAACTAGACCGCTAGTTGTTGGTAAGTTTCAAGAGTACGTTAATGAGAAAGCAGTTACCATACGTTCTAAACGTTTAATCGAAGAGATGAAAGTGTTTATATGGAAGAATGGTAAAGCAGAAGCACAGCACGGTTATAATGACGACTTAGTTATGGCTTTTGGTATTGCTATGTACATTAGGGATACTGCATTAAAATTCAGACAGCAGGGATTGGACCTAACCCGTAATGCATTAAACAACATATCAGTTACAAGACCTACTTACCAAGGTGTTTACCTACCCTCTCACGTAGCTAATCCCTATGAGATCGACAATGGTAAAGGAGGAAAAGAAGATATAAGCTGGATTTATTAACTATTTATACTTATATTAACACTACACAATGGCTGATACTAGTATATTTTCAAGATTACGTAGACTTTTTTCTACAGATGTTATTATTCGGAACGTCGGAGGTAATCAGTTATCTGTAGCAGATACAAACCAAATTCAAATGTCAGGAGAGTTAGAAAATAACTCTTTAATGGCTAGGTACAATAGAATATACACTACATCACCTACATCTCTCTACGGATACCAGTCTTCATTTAACTATCAAACATTAAGAACTCAATTATATTCTGAGTACGATGCAATGGATACAGATGCAATCATTGCTTCTGCTCTTGATATTCTCTCTGAAGAATCTACCCTTAAGAATGATATGGGAGAGGTTCTACATATTAGGTCTTCTGATGAGAACATTCAGAAAATCCTTTACAACTTATTCTACGATGTATTAAATATTGAATTTAATTTAAGTTGGTGGATCAGAAACATGTGTAAGTACGGGGATTTCTTTTTAAAATTAGAAGCTTCAGAAAAGTACGGTGTTTATAATGTTATTCCTTTCTCTGCTTTTAACATAGAGAGGCAGGAAAACTACGATCCAGAAAATCCAACAGCAGTAAGGTACAGATATGACCCTGATGGATTAGCAGCAGATACTTACGGGTATTTTAAAACTCCAAACCAGAGTGATGCTAAGTCAATCTACTTTGATAACTATGAAATAGCTCACTTCCGTTTATTAACAGATGTAAACTACCTACCATACGGCCGTTCTTACATTGAACCTGCTCGTAAATTATTTAAGCAGTATACTTTGATGGAAGATGCTATGTTAATTCACAGGATTGTAAGAGCTCCTGAGAAGAGAGTATTCTATATGAACGTAGGTGGTATTCCTCCTGCAGAGGTAGAAAACTTTATGCAGAAGGCTATCTCTAAAATGAAGCGTACTCCTTATATCGACCAACAAACAGGTGAATATAACTTAAAGTACAACATGCAGAACTTAATGGAGGATTTTTATATCCCCATGAGAGGTAATGATTCATCAACTAAGATCGAAACATTAGGTGGTCTACAGTACGATGGTATTACAGACGTAAATTACTTAAGAGATAAGCTATTCGCTGCTTTAAGAATTCCAAAAGCATTCTTAGGGTATGATGAAAAGTTACAAGGTAAAGCAACACTTGCTGCAGAAGATATTCGCTTCGGTAGAACAGTAGAGAAACTACAAAGAATTATGGTTTCTGAACTATATAAGATTGCATTTGTGCACTTATACATTCAGGGATACAGAGATGAATCATTAACTAACTTTGAATTATCGTTAACAACACCTTCTATCATTTATGATCAGGAAAGAGTGATGTTGATGAAAGAAAAGATTGAGTTAGCTCAAACAATGATGGATTCTCAATTGATTTCTTCTGATTGGATCTACGATAATATCTTCCACTTAAGTACAGATCAGTACGATGAGATGAGAGAGTTAATCCTACAAGATGCTAAGCGTAAATTTAGAATGTCTCAGATTGAAAACGAAGGAAATGATCCTTTGGAGACTGGAGAATCATACGGTACTCCGCACGATATTGCATCATCTTACGGTAAAGGTAGAGTCTACGATAGACCGGATGCAGTACCTGCTGGATATGATAGAGACCGACCAGGAGTGGGTAGACCAGAAGAAAAAGCTTCAAATATTGATACTACAAACGATCCGTTAGGTATGGATAGATTGGGTAGAAAAGCAATGAAGACAGATGACCAACAAGGATACGGAAGAGATAATACTTCACCGTTTACAATGGAGACCACTAAGAGACAGTTATCAAAACACTCTAGGTTATTAGATGAGATACCAGTGCGTAAAAAGATGGTTTTTGAATCTCAAAATAATGCAGAAGGTTTATTAGATGAGAGACAAATTAGGGAATAACATTTAACACATATTTATTATAAAATCATCGATAGATGTCAATAAAACATTCAAAGTTTAAAAATACGGGACTTCTTTTTGAACTTCTAGTAAGGCAGATCACCTCTGACACCTTAGAGGGAAAGAACTCTATCGCTATTAGTATACTTAAGAAGTATTTTGTTAATACTGAATTAGGAAAAGAATATAAGTTGTACGAACAGTTAGGCGCTTATAAGAACTTAACTGAAGTTAAAGCTGAGATGGTTATCAACACTCTAGTAGAGACATCTACAAAGTTAAAGAGGACAGAGATTAGAAAGCAAAAGTATAACTTAGTTAGAGAAATTAAAGAAAGCTACAACGTAGAAAACTTCTTTAAAGCAAAGGTAACCAATTACAAAGTATTTGCTGCATTAAACAACCTGATTGAAAATCAATCATCAGAAAAGGTAGCTCCAGAAACAGTAATTAACAATAAAATTACATTATTCGAACACTTAACTAAAGTACCGGTAGTAGTACAATCAGATGAACTCTTAGAGGAATACAAAGGATATAGTAAGGATTTACGTATCTTAACGTACAAAATGTTACTAGAGAAGTTCAATGAGAAGTATGACCACCTAACACCTCAGCAAAAAGAAGTACTAAGAGAGGTTGTTACAGCAGTTGATAATACAGACAAGTTAAAGGAGTACTACAATGCTAAAATTACAGAAGTACAAAACTTACTAAGTAAGAAAACAAGTGTACTTAAAGACGAAGTCTTAAAAATTAAAATTACAGAAATTATAAAATACGTTAAGCCTTTAGAAAAGACTGAAAAAGTAACTAATGACTGTATCATTAACTTGTTACAATACTACGAACTTGTTAATGAGCTATAATGGCAACCAGAAGACAGCTCAAAGAAAAGCTTAAACAGTGGCTTAGAGAGGAATCAACCTCTGGAGCAGCTGGCGGCTATATGACCCCCAACGCTTTTAATCCAAATAAAAAAGCTAGCGGTACTTCACGTAACTACTACTTAAAGATGGGTTATAAACTCGTCAATAAAAATAAAGTACGTAAAGCAGCTAAGGGGATGGTGTATAAAGATCTTTGGAAATAAACAATACCTATTTATAACATATGAAAAGCCTACAAAATCGATACAATCTTATTAAAGAAGGTAAAGGCAATAAAGAAATCTTCTTAAAAGAAGTTAGAGCTGAATTCCCTCAGTATATTACCAATGTTCAAACGTTTGATCAAGTTATTCACTCTCTTGCCGAGAAAGGAATTATCAACGAAGCTATGGTATTAGTATCTGCTAACAGACCTGAAACTCCAAATTGGTTTAAAATATTTCAAGAGAATACCGAAACTGTAAAAGCAGACTTAAAAGATACTGATAAATCAGTAACCGAGAAAGAGACTGCTGGATACAACTACGAAGATAAGAAGAACAACAACAACATTTCAACTCAAGAAATCCTTAACGGATACTATGCTGAGATGAAAGATCCTAAGAATGCTGATAAAACAGAGGATGAAATCAAAGCAGTTGTATTTAAGAACTTAGAAAAAGATCCTTTGTTCTATATTAAGAATGCAGCATTCGGAGTTAAAGGTATTGGATACACTCAAGATGCTCCTGGTTTAGGACCAACAAAAGAAGTAACAGGTAAATATAAATCTTCAGGAATGGAACCCGTTAACCTAAACGAAGCTAAGAAAAGAGCTATTCAAAAAGAAATCGACCAAATTGAAAAAATGGGCGAAGTAGCTGCTTGGGAAAATAGGATTATGAAAACTCAAGAGAAGATTGATGAGTTGGCTAAAAAAATGACTGTAGCAGAAGGCGATGATGTTAAAGAATACATTAACGAAAAAGCAGTTAAAGACACACAGAGAGATATTAAGCTACTAGAAAAGAAAAAAGCTCTATACGAAAAGCAGAAAACTAAAGCAGCTAAGAAAGTAAACAATAAATCAATGATGGAAGATACGGTTCTCGAAAATAGTCCTGTATTAGAAGTAGATGCTACTGGTATGCCAACCACTGCAATGATGTTACAGATGGCCGATAACAATCCAAAGAAGTTTAAAGAGTATGTTAAACAAATGGATGCTGATCCTGCTTTTAAAACTCAGTTTATGAAGAAGCTAAGCCCTGCTGAAAAAGAAGAGCTTACTAAGAAGATAGAAGCACACTCAAAACCTAAGACAGAATCTTGGTCTGGAATGGTTAGAGAGTTGATTAACAGAAAGAATTTAAAAGTAGGCAAATGAGTAAGAACTTACTTATTGAAACTATATCTTTTCAACCCCGTGCTTTGAAGTTATCTGAAGCGAAGGGAAGTTCTGGTCTTCCATTAGTAGAAGGTCCTTTGGCGACTGCTGAAATCAAAAACGGCAATGGTAGATACTACAGTAAAAAGATTTGGGAAAGAGAAATTGATAAGTACATGGACTCTGTTAGACACAATAGAGCAGTTGGTGAGTTAGATCACCCTGAATCTACTGTTATTAACCTTAAAAATGTATGTCATAACATCAAAGACATTTGGTGGGACGGTAATAACATTATGGGTAAGATTGAAATCCTACCAACTCCTTCTGGAAATATACTACAAGCTCTAATGAACTCAGGCATCACTGTTGGTGTATCATCTAGAGGAATGGGATCAGTAAAACAAATGGGGGAAACACTAGAAGTTCAAGAAGATTTCGAATTACTATGCTGGGATTTTGTATCTACTCCATCAAATCCAGGTTCTTGGATGCACCCATTACATGAGGGTCTATCTAAGACCGTAAGTCAGTTCAGTAAAGCTAATGAGATTATAAGAGAGATCTTATGTGCTCATGGCAACTGTCCGATATTTTAACCCCTCTTAGGATAGCATCCTTTGACTGACCCTCCCCTAAAAAAGGAGGGTTTCATATTTTTACCAGAATAGTGCATATTTATATTCGTATGTACCACGGTTTAATGCGGTACCACTTATTACTCTAAAAAATTATTACGCTCTTATTAATAAGCGTATTTCCCAAAAAAAACTATTATTAGGAAAATGACAAACAGAGAATTGTTAAAAGAAGCTATTGCTGATGCAAAAGCTGTAAAGGAAGTCGCTATCACTAATGCAAAAGCTGCATTAGAAGAGGCTTTCACACCACATTTGAAATCGATGTTCGAAAAGAAAATGATGGACATGGAAGAAGACGAAATCATCACTGAATCTTTAGACACCACCGACGCTGAAATTGAAGAGCTTTTAAAAGAGCTTGAAGAAGGCGAAGATCTTATCAATGACGCTGACACTGCTTCAACTGCTCATGATCACATGAAAGAAGAAGAAGAAAGCGAAAAAGAAGAAGGTAAAGAAGATGAAGACGATGTTGAAATCGATCTTGAAGAAATGACTGAAGAAGACTTAAAGAAATTTATTGAATCTGTGGTAGATGAAATGATCGAAGCTGGTGAATTAGAGGCTGGTCACGAAGGAATGGAAGATGAAGCTGGTGCTGAAGTAGAGGAGCCTGAAGAGGGCGCTGAAAAAGAAGTATCTGATGAAGAAGAAATTGCTGAAGTGTCTCACGAAGAAGATCCAATGAAAGAAGCTAAAAAAGACCATCAAGAGAAGGAAACTGAAAAGATGAAAGCTATGGAGTCTGAATTAACTGAAGCTATCGAAACTATTAACACATTGAAGTCAGAATTACACGAAATTAACTTGTTGAATTCTAAACTTCTTTACACCAACAAAATTTTCAAGGCTAAAAACCTTACTGAATCACAAAAAGTTAAAGTATTAACTGCTTTTGACAAAGCTGAGACAGTAAAAGAAGTTAAGTTGGTATTCGAAACTCTACAAGAAGGCTTAGAAAGAGTCGCTAAGAAAGAGTTGGTAAGAGAAAGCAAAGGATTTGCTTCTAAATCAATCGGTACTTCACCAAAACAGCCTGTGGTAGAAGTTAATCCGACATTCGAAAGAATGAAAAAACTTGCAGGCTTATAAAAAATAAAAAAAATACTATACATTAATACAATGTCTAACGTACAATCATTACTCGAATCTGCTAACCCCTGGCAGAGTTTGCAATCTGACGCTGCCAGATTGTCAAAAAAGTGGGGAGCTACAGGTCTTTTAGAAGGCTTTAGCCACGAAACTGAAAAAAATAACATGTCAATGATCCTTGAGAATCAAGCCAAGCAATTGGTTATTGAGCAATCTCAAACTGGAACAGGTGCTAGCTTCACAGCCGGTACTGGTGAACAGTGGGCTGGAATCGCTTTACCTTTAGTGCGTAAGGTGTTCGGTCAGATCGCTGCTAAAGAATTTGTTTCAGTTCAACCTATGAACTTACCTTCAGGTCTAGTATTCTTCTTGGATTTCCAATACGGAACTAACAAGAATCCTTTTACCTCTGGCGACTCTACGTATGGTGCATCTTCTGCTAACTTCGGTAACACCTCAACTGGTGGTTTATACGGAGCTGGTCGTTTCACCTACTCTACTAACCAATTCTCTGCTTCTGGAGTTGCTGTAGTACAAGCTACTACTTTCTCTACTGCATCTTTCGCAGATGTTAACTTTAACTCAGATTTCTCAGCTTCAGCTGCTGCTGGTCAGATTAAGAAATTAACTGTTGCTACTTCATCAATCTCTGCTGATATCGATATCTTAGGTGTAAGAGGCTTTCTTATCACTTCTGGTTCTATCACATCTGCTAGAAACTTAAATGAATTTACTTACTTCTCTTCTCCTAACGTAGTATTCTTCGTAACTGCTTCAACTGCTGAAATTCCAACTTCAAGTAGCTTTGTAGTTGAGTACAACAAGTTAACTAAAGACAATGCAAGAGGTGATTTCGAAGCTGGTGCTTCTTATGCAGTTCCTAACTCTGAGTCTCCTACTGAAATCGTTATTCCACAGATCAACGTTCAAATGAGATCTGAAGCCATCGTTGCTAAAACTAAGAAGTTGAAAGCACAGTGGACTCCTGAATTCGCTCAAGATTTGAACGCTTACCATTCTTTGGATGCTGAAGCTGAATTGACTGCTGTAATGTCTGAGTACATTTCTTTGGAAATTGACTTGGAAATCTTGGATATGTTGATCGAATCAGCTGCTGCTGGTACTGAGTACTGGTCTGCTGTTTCTAACGAATTCATCAACGCTTCTAACACTGCCTTCACTGGCTTGTCAGTAGCTGCAGGTGGATACTACAACACTCAAGGTCAGTGGTTCCAAACTTTGGGAACTAAGATGCAGAAATTGTCTAACATCATTCACCAAAGAACTTTGCGTGGTGGTGCTAACTTCTGCGTTGTATCTCCAACAGTTGCTACTATCTTGGAAAGTATCCCAGGCTTTGCTTCTACTTCAAACGGTGACGTTTCTGTAGCTAGCTACGCTTTCGGTGTACAGAAGATGGGTCAAATCAACAACAGATATACCATCTACAAGAACCCTTACATGAAGGAAAACACAATCTTGATGGGCTTCAAAGGTAGCCAATTCTTGGAAACTGGTGCAGTATTTGCTCCTTACATTCCATTAATCATGACTCCTTTGGTGTACGATCCTGATACCTTCGTACCAAGAAAAGGTTTATTGACTAGATATGCTAAGAAAATGGTTCGTCCTGAATTCTACGGTAAGATCTACGTTAGTGGTTTGAACACTTTGTAACCTAACCCCTTTTTAACTTAAGAAAGAGCCTGGAGAAATCCAGGCTTTTTTTTTACTTTCTATTTATAAGTAAATACATTTATGTCAAGCGATCCACACACCGCGGAGGTTTTTAAAGAGAAGAGAAGACCTAAAACTCCAATTAAATTTGGAATTAATTTAAACGAAGAACAGAAGAAAGGAAAAGCACAGATACTACTTAACGACGTTACAGCTATTCAAGGTAAAGCCGGTTCAGGAAAAACCTTATTAGCAGTTCAGGTAGCTTTAGATATGCTTTTCAACAAAGACGTTGAAAAGATCATTATTGCCCGACCTTACGTAACTGCCGGAGAAGATATTGGACACCTACCGGGAAACGTAGATGAGAAGCTATCGTACCTTACCTCTCCTATTTATAATATAATGTATGAACTTGTTGGAAAAGAAAAGACAGACAAATTAATAACCGAAGGGGTTGTCACAGTGTCTCCCTTTGGCTTTCTAAGAGGTAATACATTCACTAACTGCTTTGTTCTAATTGATGAGGCACAGAATGCCACAATGAGACAGACTGAATTAATGATAGGACGATTAGGAATTAATTCTAAGATGGTATTCTGCGGGGATATGTCCCAATGTGACCTTAGAGATAAGAAAGATTCCGGTTTTGATTTCTTTATGAAGTTAGAATTGCAGGTTCCTGCTGTTAAAGTTGTACATTTAAAACAGAATCATAGACACGCAGTCGTTGATCCAATCTTAGACGTCTTTACAGCATACAGGAATTAATGCCACAAATCAGACCCATAGGAGTATCAGGTAGTATACCTTCAGTCAATCAGTTGGCTTTAGGGGATATTGCTATAAACACCTATGACGGTAAGGCATACATAAAAAAAGCAATAGGTAACAATCAGACTATCCTTGAGCTAGGAACGGGAGGATCATCAGTATCTGCTTCTTTTGCAAGTACAGCCTCATACGCATTCTTTGCTGTAACTGCTTCTTTTGCTCAAAACTTTAACCCAGCAGCTACTGCTTCTTATGCATTATTTGCAATAAGTTCTTCTTATGCAAGCTCTAGTCTCAGTGCATCCTATGCTCTAAGCTCTTCTCATAGCAATACTACAGGTTTTGCCATCAGTTCTTCCTATGCTTTAAGCTCATCTTATAGTTTATTTGCAGAATCTAGCACTAGCTCTTCCTATGCCTTAAGCTCTTCTTATAGTAGTAATGCAGGATCTAGTATAAGTTCTTCTTACGCCATAAGTGCCTCTTATGCAGCTACAGCTTCTTCAGTAGGAATATTAAACCAAAACGTAGTAATTAACGGTAATTTAAATGTTACCGGTACTGCTTCATTTACATATGTAACATCTTCAATAGTTCAAGTTGGAGCTAGTGTTATTACGTTGAATACAGATTTTCCTGCTGTAAGGTTTGGCGGTATAACCGTAATAGATTCAGGATCCTTCGGTAATAGTTCAACAGGATCTATATTTTGGGATTCTTTAAATAATAAATGGATTTATTCAAATCCTTCCGGATCAAATTATGACGGAGGAATGTTTATTTCCGGTCCAAGAAATACATCTGGATTAGGTAACGAACAAGGAACTACTTTAAATGCTATATTAAAAGGACAGGGTGGAGATCACTTAACCTCCTCTGGAATGTTCGAAGATTCTGCAGGTAATATAGGGGTAGGATTAACAGGGTCTTCTTTAGCAAAATTACAAGTAGCAGGTAATGTTTACGCTACTTCATTTACAGGTTCTTTTTTTGGAACTGCATCAAATGCTGAAAGTTCTTCTTATGCTGTAACAGCATCTTATGCGGTATCCTCTTCTTTTGCAAGCACTGCAGCTACTGCATCTTATGTTTTAAATGCAGTTTCGGCTAGTTATTCTACAAATGCATTAAGTGCATCTTACGCCGATACGGCAGTCTCTGCATCTTATGCAATTTCTTCTAGTGTAGTTTTTATTAGCAACCAATCAACAACCAACGTTGATTATCCGTTAATCTTTAAAGGAGATTCAGCTGCATTAGATAGCTACAGAACCTTAGCAGCAGATACCGGAGGACCTTATTACAATCCATTAAGAAACACTTTAGGATCAGTATCAGGATTAATTATTTCTGCTAGTTCTTTTTCAGGACCATTAACAGGTTCTCTACTAGGAACAGCTTCATATGCTGATAACGCTAAGGTATTTCCTTTTACAGGTTCAGCAATAATCTCCGGATCTTTAACAGTTGAAGGAAACGTTAGTGTAACTAGTGCAACTTCAGTTGATTTTAATACAAGTGTCTTAAACATTAATGCACCGTTACTACAAGTTCCTTCTTTTGGATTACCTTATTCTCCTTCAGCAAACGTACGGGTAGTAATGTACGATGCAGTCAGTAACGCTTTATTTGTTACTGCTTCTGCTCCATCATCTCCTATAATTACAAATTTTATAGCGACAGGATCAATATCTGCTTCTGTTCAGATAGGTCCTGGGGCAGCCGTACCGTACTTCTTTTTAGTACAGTCCGGATCAGTAGAAATGTTAAAAATTAATGCCGAAAGAGTAGTAGTATTAGAAGCAAGAATAGACATCCCAACCCCAGTAACCGGTGGACTTTACTACTCCGCCTCAGGTGACTTTTTCTTTGGTATGTAACTATTTATAAATAATATAAACTATGGCAAGTTGGAAAAAAGTAGTAGTCTCCGGTAGTAGTGCAGCACTTGCTGCTTTACAGGTAGACAACCTGACATCAGGGCAGGTCGTAATCGGCGGTGGATCCGCTGGAAACTTATCAACTACTGCAATCAACGGTACTGGTAATATCTTAGCGACCACTGGTGCATCCGGTGTATCAATATCAGGTTCTTTCTCAGGATCGTTCTTCGGTAACGGTGCAGGGTTAACCGGAGTAACCGCAACTGCAATATTCCCAGTAACGCAGCTAACTCCAATCGCTCCAACAACGCAGGTTTTTGTAAACGATGGTTCAAATAAGTTCGCTACAGTCTCTCAGTTTACCTCTGCATCTTTTGCAGGGATTTCCGGTGATATTTTAGTTAGTTCTTTAGGTGTAGCAACGATCCAACCTAACTCTGTTGCAATCAGCACTGATGTTTCCGGATTAGGAACAGGTGTTGCTTCCTCTTTAGCTCTCAATGCATCTACTGCCGGTGGTATAGTTACATTTAACGGCGCATTAGGAACACCATCCTCAGGTACTCTAACTAACGCAACTGGTCTACCAATTTCAACCGGTGTATCTGGACTAGGTACAGGTGTTGCAACTGCATTAGCGTTTAATGCTGGTTCTGCTGGATCAATATTAATTAATGGCGGAGTATTAGGTACTCCTTCTAGTGGTACTTTAACTAACGCTACTGGATTACCAATCTCAACTGGTGTGTCCGGCCTAGGAACAGGTATTGCTACCTTTTTAACAACTCCATCATCTGCTAACTTAGCAGCAGCAGTAACCGATGAAACAGGAACTGGTGCATTAGTATTTGCAGGATCACCAACATTCACAGGTACTGCAAACTTCGGTAGTTTAAGCACTACAGGAAACGCAGTTATCGGAGGTGACTTAACGGTTGCTGGTACTGCTTCATTTACCAATGTTGATAACTTAACAGTAAGGGATAAGTTTATTCTCATCAACTCAGGGTCAACAACCTTAGCAGATTCAGGATGGGTTACTCAATATAATGCCGCCGGATCAGGTTCTGCCTTCTACTTAGAAGCTAGTTCAACAGGTACTTACGGTCGTTTTGCAATGGCATACGATGTCATCGGAACGGCTACCGCCTTAACTGCCGACGAGTACGTAGTATCTGCTAAAACAGCAGCCGGTGCTCCTGCAGCAAATCCAACATGGGGTGGAGCTACTAATGGTTTTGGCAACGTATACGTAAACTCGTCAAACGGGGATATTTATATGTACAGTTAATAAAAGTTTATGGCACTAAAAGCAGACAATCTAGTCGTTGGTTCTGAACAAATCAGTCAACCACAACCCCTATCTCCTGTTACTCAGGATCATTCACTCACAAGAGAAGAACTTCAGTTCCTACTTTCTATGATCAAACAGTCTACTTTTCAAGGAGAAGCAATTGAAATGTTATATAAGCTTGTAATAAAGCTTCAAAACCATTATATTATTAGTAAATAATTATGAATTACGAAATTGGACTTTCTCCGGAAGAAATCGCTATTATGAGACAATCTCTAGATATTATTCAGATATCTGGAAAGAGTGCAAGAGTGATTGCAGGATTACAGGATAAACTTGATGAAGCTATAATGAACATTCAATTCACTATAGAAGCTGAAGAAGCTAAAAAACAAGAGGAGCTTCAAAAACTTGTTGAGAAGAATACGACAAGTAAGTTGAAATCTTAAATATTTATAACAAACCTAATGTTGGCCCGCAAGGGAAGTAGGCAGCAACGTCGCTGTTTCTAACCGCAAAAGGAGTATATATATGCCAAATTGGAGAAAACTGATTGTATCGGGGTCTGATGCCTCATTGAATTCACTTAATGTTACTCAAAATGTAACAGCACAATCATTTACAGGCTCTTTATTCGGTACAGCCTCGTTTGCCATTTCTGCTTCTTATGCACTAACTGCTTCATTTGTATCAGGATCAGTAAACATTACCAACAATACAGATAATTTCCTTTTAACAGCAACTGGTACTCCGGCTATTAACGGTGAAGCAAATGCTACCTTTAACGGTTCGACTTTAGCAATTACCGGTAATACTACATCTACTTTAGATTCAACATTTAATAGTGTTAGTGTTGGATTAGGAGGAGGAAGTGTTTCTAGTAACACTGCAATAGGTTTTTGTGTATTAAGAAATAACACAACAGGAACTGGAAATACAGGTATTGGAAACCAAGCTCTTTTTTCAAATACAACAGGAGCAAATAACACAGCTTTAGGTCAAAATGCTTTATTATTTAATACAACAGGAGTAAACAACACAGCTGTAGGTCTTAATAGTTTATTATGTAATACAGTAGGAACAAACAACACATCTATAGGTCTTAATAGTTTAATATGTAACACAATTGGAGGAGGTAATACTTCTGTAGGTTTTGGGGCTATGTCTCAAAACACAATAGGTTACAGTAATACAGCTATTGGTTCTAGTGCATTGCAGAATAATACAACAGGTACAAATAACGTATCTATAGGTGTATCTGCTCTTTGCTCTAATATAACTGGTAGAAGTAATGTAGCAGTTGGACAACAATCACTCCAACAAAATACAACAGGTATTTGTAACACAGCTTTAGGAGCATTATCACTTCGAAATAATACTACAGGTGCATTTAATACAGCATTAGGTCGGGCAGCACTTTATGCTAATACAGGCGGTAATAACAACACCGCACTTGGTTATAATGCACTTGTTCAAAATACAGCATCAAATAACGTAGCTGTTGGTAAAGAAACATTACCTAACAATACTACAGGAACTTTAAATACCGCTGTTGGTACTCAAGCACTTTTTTCTAATAGCGCCGGTAATAATAATACAGCGCTAGGATATCAATCATTACTTTGTAACACAGCATCAAACAATACAGCAGTCGGCTTCTGTGCATTAAGAAGTAATACCACAGGAACAAATAACGTAGCGGTAGGTGTAATTACACTACGCAACAACACAATAGGTACTAGAAATACAGCTGTAGGTAGAACAGCATTATACGCTAATACAACCGGTGGTTCAAACGTAGCATTAGGTTATTACGCAGCTTATAGTAGTACAGGGGCCTCTAGTAATGTTGCTGTTGGTGATAGCGCTTTACGTGCTAACACAGCATCAAACAACACAGCAGTCGGCTTCTGTGCATTAAGAAGTAATACAACAGGAGATGTAAACACAGCAGTAGGTAGAAGTGCGCTTGTTTCTAATACAGTTGGTAGAAGAAATAATGCATTTGGATTTTGTGCTTTAGCATTAAATGTAACTGGGTGTTATAGTACTGCAATTGGAGACTATGCCTTAAGGAATAGCACAGCAGGCTCAAACGTAGCAATAGGTATTAATGCTTTAGGAGGTACTACAACAGGTGTAAATAATACGGCCGTTGGTTTTAATACTTTATTTTCTAATACAGTAGGTGCTTCTAATACTGCTCTAGGTCACCAATCTTTAACTTCTAATACAACAGGTAATAGTAATACAGCAGTTGGTGTTCAATCATTATTATCTAACACAGCTTCAAACAATACAGCAGTAGGTTTCTATAGTTTAAGAAGTAATACAACCGGTCTTAGAAATGTAGCGATTGGTACTGAATCTTTAAGATTTAATACAATAGGTTCAAATAATGTATCAGTAGGGATGGATTCTGGTTTTTACAATACCACAGGTAATTGTAATACAGCAGTAGGAGACCAATCATTAACTAACAATACAGTCGGTAGTAATAATGTTGCTATTGGTAAATTAGCTTTATTTTGCAATACAGCATCAAATAATACAGCCGTAGGATTTTGTTCATTAAGAAGTAATACAGTAGGATACTATAATGCAGCTTTAGGATCATCAGCTTTACAAAACAACACTACAGGAAAAAGAAATACTGCTGTTGGCGCTTTATCATTACAGTGTAACACTGTAGGTTTTTGTAATACTGCATTAGGAACTCTTTCTTTAAGAAATAACACCACAGGAACATACAATACAGCATTAGGAGCTAGTAGTTTAGCTTTAAATACTATAGGTAGTGGTAATACTGCAGTAGGTGCTAATGCTTTGTTAGCTAATACCACAGGAGGTTCAAATACAGCAGTTGGTTCAGGTGCACTTTCTAGCAACACAATAGGACAATATAATACTGCTTTAGGTGGAGGAGCATTATCAAGCAATACAACCGGTAATAATAACATAGGAGTTGGTATATTATCTCAATTAAGAACAACAACAGGTACTTTTAACTTATCTATTGGTAACTGTGCTTTATATTGTATAACAACAGCCTCACAAAACATTGCTATAGGTAATAGTGCTTTACGTGTAAGTACTGCCTCTGAAAACATGGCAGTAGGTCATGGTGCTCTTAATGTTAATACAACAGGTACTAATAACATTGCTGTAGGAAATAGTGCTTTAAGAAATAATACTGTAGGTTCCAATAATACCGCTTTAGGTAGATCTACTTTATATAATAATACTCTAGGTAGTCAAAATACAGCTGTAGGTAGGGTATCATTAAGAAATAATACTACTGGTAATTATAATACTGCTGTTGGTGATGGTAGTTTATATAGTAACACTATAGGTAAAAGTAATACAGCAGTTGGATTTTATACACTTCTTTCTAACACAGCCTCTAATAACACAGCAGTAGGTTTCTGTGCATTAAGAAATAATACAGCAGGATGCAGAAACGTAGCTCTAGGTTATAAAGCACTAAGATGTAACACAACCGGTAATCAAAACATAGCAATTGGTACTAATTCTTTAACAGCAAATACCGCCGGTACAAACAATATTGCTATTGGTTATAGAGCAGCAGGCTCAGTTACAGGAAATACTGTTATTGCTATTGGAGAAGCAGCAATGTATGCCAGTCCAGGTATTGGAAATACTATAGGTATAGGTACTGACGCTTTAAGAAATAATACAGGTGCTAATAATGTTGGTATAGGTCAATTAGCTCTAGCTTATAACACTTCTGGAGTAAGTAATACCGCTGTAGGTACACAAGCCTTAAAGTTTAACACTACAGGTATTTTAAATACAGCCGTAGGTACATATTCTTTACAAAATAATACTGTAGGTGTATGTAATACAGCAATAGGTTTTCAATCTTTATGTGTAAATACAACAGGAACTGAAAATACAGCTGTTGGTTTAGGATCTCTTAGATTTAATACAGGAGGTGCTTTTAACACAGCAATTGGTAGAGGTTCTATGTTCTGCAATACTACCGGAGCAAATAATACCGCAGTAGGATTTGGTAGTTTACAGTATAATACTGTAGGAACAAATAATACAGCTCTAGGATTCTTTTCATTATTCTGCAACACAGTATCTAACAATACAGCAGTCGGATACTTATCATTAAGAAATAATACAACAGGAGTAAACAATACAGCAGTTGGTGTTAATGCCTTAAGAACTAATACAACAGGAGCATATAATACATCATTAGGTGCTAGTGCTTTATTTACCAATACAACAGGTTTTAATAATACTGCTGTTGGTGCTGTAGCTTTACAAAATAATACTATTGGATTTAACAATACTGCTTTAGGTAATAGTGCATTAAGATGTAATACAACAGGTGCTAATAACGTAGCTGTTGGTAGAGTAGCTTTAATACTTAATACTACTGGTTTTAGAAACAATGCTTTAGGTAATGGAGCATTATATTCTAATACAACTGGATTTGATAATAGTGCTTTTGGATATCTTTCTGTATCAAGCAACACCACAGGAGCGTACAATGCTGGTTTTGGACACAGAACATTATATGGAACAACAACAGGAGGAAAAAATACAGCTGTTGGTGCTTTTGCTTTAACTTGTAACACAGCCTCAAACAACACAGCAGTAGGTTTCTGTGCATTGAGAAGTAATACAACAGGATTATATAATGTTGCTTTAGGGTCTCTAGCGTTAAGAAGTAATACAACAGGAGCACAGAACACTGCTGTAGGTACTAGTGCTTTACAGTATAATACAGTAGGAATTAAAAATACAGCAATAGGCGGAGGTGCTTTACAGTATAATACAACAGGGGTTAATAATACAGCTTTAGGACATTATAGTCTAAACTGCAATACAGCATCCAACAACACAACCATTGGTTTTTGTGCATTAAGAAGTAATACAACAGGAACACTTAATACAGCTGTTGGTGTTACATCATTGTCAAACAACACTATTGGTTCATATAATACTTCATTAGGTGCTTTATCTCTTCAAAGTAATACTACAGGTGTTTTAAATACAGCAATAGGTATATCAGCCTTAAGATACACTACTGTAGGCTCTTGTAATACATCAGTAGGTAACGATTCTTTAAATAGTAATATAAGTGGTAATAATAATACAGCTTTAGGTTCTAGAGCACTTCAAGCAAATACAGCATCAAACAACACAGCAGTAGGTTTCTGTGCATTAAGAAATAATACTACAGGTGTTCAAAATACAGCTTTAGGTTTTCAAGCCCTTCGAGATAATACAACAGGGGGTGCTAATACAGCAGTAGGTTATAATGCCTTAGCTCTTAACACTTCCGGAGTAGCAAATACAGCTATAGGGTATAGTTCTATGATTGCTAACTTAACAGGTTGTAGAAACGTAGCCGCAGGCCGTAGTTCCTTACGTTGTAATTCTACTGGTGTTGGTAACGTAGGTTTAGGTTACTATGCTTTATGTTCAAACACTACAGGTGTACAAAACGTAACTGTTGGTAATCTCTCAATGAGATTAAACCAAGGCGGTAGTTATAATATTGCCATGGGTTGCGGTGCTTTATATTCTAATGTTGCCGGAACAAATAATACAGCTCTTGGATTTAGATCTTTATTCTCTAACACAGCATCAAACAATACAGCTGTTGGATATAGTGCTTTACGAAGTAATACAACAGGTAAATATAACGTTTCAGTAGGTTCAAATTCTTTAAAATGTAACACAACAGGTATTAATAATACTTCAGTTGGTACATTATCATTATTTAACAATACCGGAGGTATAAATAACGTAGCTTTAGGTTATGAAACAGCATGTAAAATTACTACAGGTAACCGTAACACTGCTATAGGAACACAAGCTCTTATATGTAACATTACCGGTGATAATAACGTATCGTTAGGTTTTAGGTCTTTGCTTATTAATACAGCTTCATCTAACACAGCAGTAGGTACTTGCGCGTTATCTAGTAATACAACAGGTGTACATAATACTGCCGTAGGTTTTAGAGTGTTAGAAAGTAATACAGTCGGAACAGGTAACACCGGTGTTGGTAAATATACCTTAATAGGTAATACAACCGGTATTAATAATACGGCTTTAGGATATAATACTTTAAGATGTAATACAACCGGAGTTAATAACGTTTCTATAGGTATAAATGCTTTAATAGCTAATACAAACGGTAGCAATAATGTTGGTATTGGTGTAAACTCTTTAAACTCAGCTACTGCCAACAACTACAACGTGGGTGTAGGTACAAATACATTAAGAAACATTACTGGTAACTACAACACAGCCCTTGGTGGTGCTGCTTTATGTGCAAACACAGGTGGTGCTAGTAACGTGGCTGTAGGAACTAGTGCAATGCAGGTTGGAAATGCTGGTTCAAACAATACAGCTGTTGGTTTCCAATCAATGTTGTATAATACAGCTAATAGTAATACTGCTGTAGGTTTTTATACATTAAGAAGTAATACAACAGGAACAAGTAACACAGCAGTAGGTTTTTGTTCACTAAGACAAAATACAACAGGAACAAACAACGTAGCTGTAGGTACTTGTGCTTTAGTTAATACTACAATAGGAGGATGTAATACTGCCCTTGGTGCTTTTGCTTTACGTAATAATACAACAGGTGTTGATAACACAGCAGTAGGTTTAGGAGCCCTTCAACTTAACACTACAGGATACAATAACACAGCAGTAGGTAGACAAGCCTTGTACAGTAATGTCACAGGACGTTCTAATACCGCAATGGGTAGAAGTTCTTTACTGTTCAATACAGCCAACAGCAATACTGCTTTTGGATACTATTCTTTACGTAGTAATACAACAGGAACAAAAAACACAGCAGTTGGTGTATTTGCCCTAAGAGCAAACCAAACCGGTATTAATAATACCGCTATAGGTTACCAAGCCCTAACAAGCAACACAGCCTCATACAACACAGCAGTAGGCTTTCAGTCTTTACGGTGCAACACTACAGGAACTTATAATGTAGCTCTAGGTCATAATGCTTTAAGAGACAACACTACAGGTAAATCAAACATTGCTATTGGCTTAAGTGCTTTATTAACAAATACTGTAGGGTCAAGTAATGTAGGTATTGGATATTATGCTTTAAGAACTAACACAGCCTCAAACAACACAGCTGTAGGTTACAATTCATTAAGAAGTAATACAACCGGAACAACAAACACAGCCGTTGGTGTTAATGCTCTATGTTCTAACACTATTGGTACCAGAAATGTGGGAATAGGACATTTCTCACTAAGACTGAATACAACAGGAAAACTCAATACAGCTGTTGGATATTATACATTAAGAAACAATAGTACAGGAGAAAATAACGTTGCTGTAGGTAACCAGTCACTAGCTTACAACCTTGTTGGTTCAAACAACACAGCATTAGGAACTAACGCATTACGTTGTAACACAGCATCAAACAACACAGCAGTAGGTTTCTGTGCATTAAGAAGTAATACAACAGGAACAAATAACGTAGCTGTAGGTATTAATTCATTATCAACAAATACAATTGGTAGTTCAAACACAGCCTTAGGAACTAATGCTTTGCAACTTAACACAATAGGTGATAGAAATACAGCAGTAGGTTCTAGTGCCTTATTTAATAATACAACAGCAGGTGGAAACACAGCAATTGGTAGAGGTGCTTTAGAAGCTACTACCACAGGATCTAACAATACAGCAGTAGGTTGGTACTCTCAACTTTGTAACAGTACAGGTCAAGCAAACACAGCTTTAGGTGTTTATTCTTTAAGAAATAATACAACAGGTATTTCTAACGTTGCTATAGGTTTAAATGCTTTATGTGCTAACACAGCATCAAATAACACAGCAGTAGGTTATGCCGCTTTGAGGGCTAATACAACAGGAACAAATAACGTAGCTGTAGGCTGTGGTGCCTTGATTTCTAATATTGTAGGTACCCAAAACACAGCTGTAGGTACTCAAGCTCTTATAGACAATACAGCCTCTGGTAATACAGCGGTTGGTTTCTGTGCCGCTAGGTGTAATGCTGGGGGTTACGGAAACACAGCTATAGGTAGATGCACTTTAAGATTAAACATTTCAGGTACTGGAAATACTGCTTTAGGGGATCAAGCATTAGAAGCAAATACAGTTAGTGGAAATACAGCTGTTGGTACATATGCTATGGAATCTACCACTACAGGCGCTAATAACACAGCCATGGGTTTTGCAGCACTTGTTGCTAATACAACTGGAGCAGAAAACGCAGCTGTAGGACATAGTGCTTTAAGAGCAAATATTATAGGTTCAGGTAATGTAGGTATTGGATTTTATGCTTTACGAGGTAATACTGCTAATAACAATACAGCAGTTGGTGGAAGTGCTTTAAGATGTAACACAACAGGTACCGCTAACTCAGCTGTTGGTGCTGGTGCTTTATTTTACAATGTTAACGGTGTAAGAAACTCAGCTTTTGGTCAAAGTGCTTTATTAATCAACACCGGGGGATCAAATAACACAGCTATAGGTTATAATAACTCAAGAGCTAGTGTCGGTAACAATAATACATCTTTAGGAGCCTATGCTTTAAGGTACAATGCTGTCAGTTATAATACTGCTGTAGGAAGTAGTGCTTTAAGAAATGTTACTTATGGTAACAGAAATACAGCCATCGGTCTATCATCTGGTATCTGTATTACAACAGGAGCTTGTAACGTAATCTTAGGTGGAGCATCAGCTAACGGATTCGGTACTCAAAACTGTAACATCTTCATCTCCGACGGTGCAGGTAACATAAGAATGTTTGTTACCGGTTCAACAGGATTTGTCGGTGTTAACACTACCTCCCCCCAACAGCAACTCCATATCGGAGGAGCATTATCAATCTCCGGATCAGTAATAGACTACGAAGTAGCACCGGCATTACTAAGTCCAGGCCCAGGTACTAATATTATTTCATTTGTACCCGGTACAACCTATGCAGCCTTCGTTGATTACGTTATAAAAGACGCATCAACAGGTGCAAACCAACGTGTTGGAACTATAATGGTATCGGTTTCTCTTGCAGCTACAAGTGCTGTCATCAATGAAGTAGTTACGACAGATATCGGTAACACTTCCGCAATAAGCTTTGCGATAACCTACGGAGCACCGACCTGGCTATCAGCTGCAAACTCAGGGATAACTCCTTTCGATATTAATTACATGGTTAGGTACTTCTAACTATTTATAACAAACACCTGCCCCGGACAGTGAACGGGTATACTTATGGCTAATGAATTTGTAATTAAAAATGGTCTTATTGTCTCCGGATCTACCCGCGTATCGGGAGGAGTGACAGCACAATCTTTTACAGGGTCTTTTTCAGGATCAATCAGTAATGCAGTCTCTGCATCGTATGCAGCTACGGCCTCCTATGCCCTCAATGCAGGTGATTCTGTCTGGACCGGTTCGGCAGGTAATATCTACTATTCAGGAGGAAATGTTGGTATTAATACATCATCACCTTCAGCAAAATTTGAAGTTGCAAGCTGTGATATTTTAGTAAATAGTGTCAGTGTTGGTTTAGGTGGAGGAAGTATTGCTAGTAACACTAGAGTAGGGTGTAATGCTTTATTAAATAATACAACAGGAATAGACAACACAGCAGTTGGCTGTAGTGCTTTAGCAGCAAATACTATTGGTGTTTCAAATACAGCTATAGGAAGAAGTGCTTTAGAAAGTAACACAACAGGAACTAGTAATACAGCAGTAGGTAGAACAGCTTTACTAAATAATACAGTAGGTACTAGAAATACAGCCGTAGGCAGAACAGCTTTAAGATTTAATATAACAGGTGGTTCAAACGTAGCTGTAGGTTATTATGCAGCTTATAATAGTACAGGTGCTTCTAGTAATGTTGCAATTGGTGATAGTGCTTTACGTTCAAATACAGCATCAAATAATACAGCAGTCGGTTCATGTGCATTATGTAGTAATACAACAGGTACCCAAAACGTAGCAGTTGGTAATAGGGTGTTTAACTATAATAGTGTAGGCAGTTACAATACTGCAGTTGGTTTCCATGCAGCATATACCCTAACCTCAGGAACGTATAACGTAGCAATGGGTAGAACTGCATTAAGAAATGTCTTAGCAGGTAGCAATAACGTTGCTTTAGGAGGAAGTGCTTTAAGAAATGTAGGTAATGCTAACAATAACGTAGGTGTAGGCCATTTAGCTTTATATGTCAATGCAGTTTCTAATAATGTTGCAGTTGGATTCTCAGCTCTAAGATGTAATACTACAGGTGGAGAAAACACTGCTTTAGGAACATATGCTTTAAGAAATAATACAACAGGAGGAAATAACACAGCTATTGGTAGAAGTGCTTTAGCATGTAATACAATTGGTACTCTTAATACAGCTGTAGGTATTAACGCTTTATGTGCTAATACAACTGGTCAACAAAATACAGCAGTAGGTGCTACAGCTTTAGCCGCTAATA